ATGACTCTAAAGAAGCCGATGAAAAATCTTTATTTAAAGGGTTTACTGGTTCTACATATGACTCTATTGAAGGAGACGATGAATCGGGATTTACGACTTCTCGTTGTTGTTGAAATTCAGAAGAAGCAGATGATAAATCTTGTGGAATAAATGGTTCTTGTATTTGTTCTTGTTTTTGGTTTTGTTCAGAAGACGATGAATCCAAAGAAGCAGAAGACAATGAAGACGCTGATGATAAAGGTGTTCCTTGGCCTCCTCTTTTGTTGCTATTGTCACTTAATTCTTCTTCTGAAAACCCTAAAATATCTAATAAATCATCCATATTTTCTCCCACTTCTATTTCAGATTTGTCTTGATAAATCGGATAATCATTTTCAAATATAGGAACTTCATTTTCCTCAAAATTTTTTTCAGATTGTGCTGTTATATCCTCAAATGCAATATCTACAACTTCAGTTTCACTGCACAACTTATTGATATAAGAAGTAGGAATATCAGTACTTTTAACATCCTGTGTTAGTCTAATAAAACTATCTATGTAAACCGGAATCGTATTCAAATAATACATATCATTAATACCTTTAACAGTTATCGTAAGTTCGCTATGAATTGTATCTAATGCCATTGTCGTTTTAAACCCGGGATTAATTTTTATCATTAATTTACGTCGGCGATCTACGCCACGAGTTAGTTCTAATTCCGCTCGCAACTTGGCTACCAATTCCGCTGCAACAGCATCAGTGACGCCTTCGTAGTTTTGCATCAATTCATTAACAATGTCTTCAAAGTTTAGCCCCTGATCTATTTTCTCAATAATAAACGCATCCTGACTGTCTCTCTTGTTAAAATTGGAAACGCGTTTGAATCTAAATTCTGCTCCACCTGGCTTTTTAAAGTTATCGGATTCTACTGCGAATATACTAGAAATGCAACCCATATACGATGAAATATTAATCGGCTTCTTAATAGAATAAATGGTTTGATAAACTAGGTCGCGTATTTCCACATTGGTGGATTGAATGGATTTAAATAAGACAATTTCTAGACCACTTTGTTCAAAGAATGGCTTAATTTGCTGTATGAGCGGATTCACAGATAGTTCTATTATCTTATCAATATCCTCTGTGGATCCGTTGCGCATTATAACTGGGCTTTCAAATTTTTCGTCTAAAGGGTAAACTGTTATGCTACCATTCTCCATAAACTCGCAAACCATATTATAGGTGATGCCCTTATAAACAATATTCGTATATATGGAAACCGATTTGGTTTTACCAATGGTTCTGATGAGACGAAATATAACCGCCTTGTTTAAATACGGGATTTTACGTCCATCCGCAGAAACTTTATCTGTGTATAAGCGATACATATTTTCTTGTCTAAATTCGGGATTGAACTTTAACAAGGGAGCGGTTTGACTCGCATGTATTAATTTAAATATGACGTCTACTGGAATCTTTATTTTGAAATCCGGATACATTGTTATTTTGATAAACATGATGCCAGTTTTGCCCATATTTTCAGAGAACTTGGTTGACGGCATTTTTCGTTTGAAAATATCATAAAACATATTCACATTTTCTACATTTCGTTCGGAGACCTTTGCAGCAGTGGCTTCAATCATTTGATTTCTCCTTCTTTCTAATTTTGCAATTGCATTTATGTTTTCTTTGAACAAAAAGGGAAAGTAAATTTTACTTGTATGATCTTGAGAAATCTGTGCTTTAATCGCTGAGTTTAAAACAGATTCTGCTAAACAGACGAAAATAGTATTTTTGAAAATGGGACCAGTTTCAAGCAATAAGTTATTGTTTAATGAACTCATTTCCCGGCGAGAATTCTCTAACAAGGAATCGTATTCGGTCACTAAATATGGATTGGCAATAAACGGATATTCGCTATTAAATACTAAACGTTGTCCTAAAACATTGGCTACTAAATACTTTCTCTCTATTAGGTCTAATTTTAAAATGTCGTCAAAAGTATATTGCTTTTTAGTTGGTAGAGAGAAATTGATTAGCGACCCTTCTTCGTCATATAAATTTAAGATCATTTGTTCAAGCCGTTTTTTAGTTAACGGTATTTGATCATTTTGTGTCAGTTTTTGATATACGGTTACGGGATTTAATTGCTCGCTTTTCAAACAAAACATATAAATTTCATCCATAGAAACGGAATTCTGTAGCGCTTCAAAAACTTTTAATTTTATTACACCGATACTGTCATCAATATGTATTACTTGGTTTAAGAAAATAACTTGTGTTTTATTTATTTGTATTGTTTCTAACTCTTTGGAATCAAAGACAAGAGAGAAAACTTCATTGGCCGGGTCTTGTCTAAAAAGGAGGGTTAAATCTAGGTCTTTTTCTTTGCCTTTACCCTTTTCTTTTTCCTGATATGAATCATAAAAGACAAATATCTTATCTATAACATTTTCTACTGTTTGTTCATTTTGTAATGGTCTTTTTATTCCTGAGACAATATTTACTTTAAAAATGGGAAATAATGACATAGACATATATAATTATGTGTGATTATTTTATATATTGATTTCCTTATATAAAATAATTTACTTGTAACAAGGCATTAATAATTATTAATAGATAAAACAATATAAATGAATCAATTGATATAAATATAATAATTGATATATTATTTATGACTTCAAAACTATTGACATCCTTTTCATTTATTATAAAAACACAAAAACCATGTATAAATTGTGTTCATTATATAGAGTATAAATATAAATACCCGGAAGATGAGTTGTATGATTCTAAAACTAGAGCGGGAAGTTGTGCTATATTTGGAAAACAACATTTGGTTACCGGTATTATTGACTATGATGATGCATTATCGTGCAGAAAAAATGAACAGAAATGTGGAAAAAATGGTACATTTTTTATTAAGGCATCCAAACCAATAGTTTAAAGGATCTTTTTTGGTCGGTTCTTTTGTTATGCAAGATCATATAAAGGGTTATCAGATATACTCATCCCACAATAAGGCACTGGACTCTTTTTATAATCCACAGGTATATAAATATTTGCCTCCTTTGCTTCCGCTAACAAAAACTTAAAGTTCTGCCAAAACACCTGTTTATGTCCTTCTGATTCGGTCATAATATGAGATAATTCGTGAATTGCCACAAACGTTAATGTATTTAGATCTATTAATTTTGTATTTTCTTCTATTTTTGAATCTGGTTCCTTATGTGATTTGGATTGATTCAAACAGAACGCTAGTTTCTCTCCTTTGTTTTCGCTATATGCGGTATATTCGCTGGTAGGAAGTGTTTCCGATATTTTTGTTGGGTTGAATTTTGTTACTAAACGTTTCACATCTTCATTATCCGGATATTTTTTTCCTACATATACAACCAATTCCTTGCATTTTTTACTGACATTTGCCAATAGGTCCGCGGCTAATTCCAATTTGGCTCTCTCTCTGACGCAATATTTCTCTCCATCTACACCGGATATGATGCACTTTAAGTTGTATGCGTCAGAATTCTTGTAGATTTTAATGCAAATGATTAGCACAACTCCTAAAATAATGTAAAACAAAATGGTCTCTGCCTTCATCATATAATCTAATTTATAGTTATACAATATTTTTTCCACCTTTTTTAAAGGTGGAGTCAAAGGTTTACATAATTTTATGTCATAACAACACATTTTTCAACCTTTAATAAAAGTTGAAAAATTGTATAATTTCTTAAAGCACAAATATTTTATAAACAATAAAAAGAAATTTTTGTTATACTTTTCTTAAAAGTATAAGTTTGGCTCTTACTTCGTTATAACCTTTGGCTCCACCTTTTCAAAGGTGGAAATTATTGCCCTCCCTGTCCCAACTCAAGAGGAATGCGCATGAGATCGGGGCTGATAGTGCTTTGCATCCAAGGAGACACGTTCACCTGAGGATTTGGGGGCTCAGATCGGATCTGCAAGTTGGCATTTCTTAAAGTCTGTCCGACAGTGTCAATGCCAATATGGTAACCAGCCTTGAGCAAGTTAATATTCGCTAGATCACCTTGGCCAGCGGGGTTCAACTGAGCCCACTCACTGTTGTTGTCACTGGGCAAAAGATCAGAAGGGTTTTGCATGGATCCAGAGGCTTGGGGTTGAATCATAGATGTAGCATTGATATCAGAGGGTTGCTCATTGCCACCAACTCCAAAATCTGCTGAAGGTTCGGGTCCCATTCCCTGAAGTTCTCGGTTCTTCTGGTAAGCACTATTATCATTTGTTTCCATTCGGTCAATGCCATAAGATCCCTTTCCCTTAAAATAATTGAACAAATATAAAAATCCAACAACCGCAATCAGAATTAGAATCCAGTTATTCTTAACGTCCTTTGGAATGTATGCCAAGAATTTTGAAATGTAGTCGCTCATTATATAAATTTACCAATAAAATATTTTTCAAATTATTAATTAATTAAATTGTTCTAAATGTTTTAAGAATGATTTAATCTGGTTTAGTCAGATTCGGATTCAGAATTAGAAACAATTTCATCATCACTTTCATCACTTTCATCACTTTCATCAATATCATCCAACATATATGTCTTTTTAATATTTTTTACTTCTAAATAAGCCAGCAATGCCTCTTTTTTTGCTGCCTTGGCTCTCTCTCTTGCCTTTTTATAGATTTCATAATATACTTGATTCGGTTTCTTTAAAGTAATACTTTCTAAACCATTCTCTAAACCGGTGGAAAAATCTACTTCGGTTAATACAGTTGCGTTTTTATCTTCTTCTGGTTCATTTAAATCTTCTATATCTAATGTAATATTCTGATCTTCTAAAATAGGTTTTGTTATAGAAGGTTTTTCTGTATTGTTTTTTGTTGCAGAATTTATCGCTGCGTTTATTAATGTATTTGAAACCGTGGTAGAATCAAAATCTGGTTCATCTAATTCTATTGTTAAATTTGTTAAATTTGTTAAATCTTCTAAATTATCTTGGTCAAAATCTAGATCAACAACATTAATTAAAGCAGTTTCTTCAGATTTTTGAATTACTTCTTTTACTGCTGTTTTTTTTACTTCTTGTTTTTCATTTTCTGATTCTTCAGTTTTATTTTGGTCCTTATTATTTTGGTCATTTTTATTTTGGTCCTTATTATTTTGGACCATCTGTGGTCTTGTCGGCTTTTTAATAAAACATGAGTCTAAAAATGGATCTGGGCTAACTACTAAAGATTGCTTAAGTTCCACTTCTATCTGGAAATTTCTAGAAGTAAATTTGATTCCCTGTATTTCTAAAATAGAAATTAAAGGTGTCTCTGTTCCTATTTCTTCTACATTAACCACTTTATCACTTTCATTGTATATTTTTATATTCGGTTTAATATTTACCCTTAGCAAGTAAAATTTGCCTGATTTATATATTTTTAAAGGTGACGTAAATGCTGTCTCAATATCGTCTTTCTCTAATTTTGTCTGAAACCAATTATCTCCCTTAATGTAAACCAAGTCTTGACATTTCGCTTCCAATTTTTCAATCCAGTCAATAAACACGGAATCATTGTTGTCAAACATCAAGTCAGTATACATTCGTTTTCCGCTTTTGACGAACCCTTGCCGCGTAATGCATTTAGGAGTTTGTATGTAAAGCGGTTTATTATTGTTATGCATAATTCGCGTAAAATAGGATCCTCCTGCTACAGTTGTCGGTGGTCCTAAACAAAGCGTAGAAAAATCATAATTTATACTTGGTTCTTCAATATTTTCCATTATTTACTGAATTACGAGAAAAATAAAATATTATACACACGCATATAAGGATATGATTCGGTTATAAATCAATTTATTTTTATTTTACAATTGTATAATTATATATTTTATAAAATGAAAAGTTCATTTATGAAACAATGTTTAGACGTATTGCAAACCGAAGATGTAAGAAATGAAATCAAACGCCTTTTCTCTCCTGTTACCGACTTAATATTGTATGAAATTTATCCGTATATTTATGGTATTGTTTTTTTAGTATTTTTGATATTTATACTTATTTTGACTATTCTTATTATTTTACTTAATTTGCTGCGTATCAAAAAAACATTACCATTTATTAATCATTCTGACTAATTGGTTTGATTTGATTTGATTTATTTATTATTAATTCATAAATTTATTTATTTGTTATATATATATAAGATGGCAACCAAAGGAAAAAGTAAAAGTATGAGCAAAAGAATGCAACAACAGCAACAAAGGTCCAAAAGCAGAGGCAGAGGTCGCAGCCAAGGAATTGGCGGCTATTGGGGTGCGGTTTTGGAGACAGCGATTGTTCCTCTAACCCTTTTGGGTTTGCAACAGACCTTTAGACGCAAAAAGCATGTCGGTGGAAAGACCAGAAGAAATAAAAGACGTTAAATATAGTTTTATTATTTGTCTTTAAGTATAAATAATTAAATATAAATATTTGATATTATATTATAGAAATAGTAATGAGTTTTGAACAACAAATACAACAATGGGTTTCCATTGATAATCAACTGAAGACCCTAAATGATAAGGTAAAGGAGTTACGCGACCAAAAAAACACACTCGGTGAAAATATTACAGCGCACGTGGAAAACACGGATCTGCAAAATGCGACGGTTAAAATCAGTGATGGCAAACTGAAATTCGTGCAACTCAAGGAGACACAACCGCTAACATTTAAATATTTGGAGACGTGTCTGCATGAAATTATCAAAAGTGATGAACAGGTGGATAAAATTTTGGAATATATTAAGAACAAGAGGGAAGTCAAATATGTGCCGGAAATCAAACGATTTTATTCAACATAATAATATACTTTTGAGAAAAGTATAGCAAAAGGAAACCCAAATAGTGAGTTTGGATCAACCTTTTCAAAGGTTGAAAAGGTTGACAAAAAATTGAAAAGGATATAATAATATAAAGGCAAATCATTATATTATTTAACTAAACAACAATCAATAAAAATGAATACAAAAATGAATACAAAAATGAATACAAAAATGAATAAGAATAAAAGCGAATCAAGGCCATTTTCTGAGTTACCTAAAGATTTCCAAGACTTTGCAAAAATGACCTATTCAAATTATGCTACAATGTCATTCTCAGAAGACGACCTTGCATGGATTCGTGACGAAATTGAACATAGACGTCAAATTGAGTTACGAAGAGAAAAACACGCTCAGTATTTAATGGATAAAAAAACAAAGATGGCTGAAAATAAACGCACAACCGGCCGCCCAAAGTGCGCCTTTTGCTTCAACGCAGGCAAGCCATCCAGAAAATATCTTAGCCATACTGACCTATCTGTTTGTCCTACTATTTCCAAGGCACTATGTAGCAAATGTGGCGAGATTGGTCACACACGAAAGCACTGCAAGGCGGAGCAAGATAAACGAATTCGGATGCCTTTTAAATACAATCGGCGGCCAAATAAGGATGATGATCCAGATGACTTTGATATGGCGATGTATAATGAAGGCGATTCGGAGGGCTGGCCGGATTCAGATGATGAAGAAAAAGAATGTAGCAACCTTGTAGAACCAGAAATTGTTCAACCTATATTAGCAACAACAAAAGAAGTAAAGGAAGTAAAGAAGAGTTGGGCTTCTATTTTAAAACCCAAATAATATACTTTTAAGAAAAGTATAGCAAATATACTTTTGAGAAAAGTATAGCAAAAGGAAACCCAAAATAGAACCAAAATAGTGAGTTTGGATCACAAAGCAGGCCGCAGGACTGCGAGCCTTGTGACCTTTCCCTTCGGGTAGGTTGAGATATTTATATCAAAATAGTATATAACAAAGATGTCTAATTCTTCAAATACTTTAAACTCAAATGATTTAGTTTTTTATCAAGAAGGTGGAAATGTTATGAGTGGTGGTTACAAGTTGAATTCTATTTTTTTACAAAACGGGGTCTCTCCGATGCAAACAAATAATACAAAAAAAAGACAAAAAGGCTTGGAATCTGAACAAGATTCTGATTCATCAAATAGTCTTTCTTTAGACAAAGAAGTTTCCTCTTTATTTAATGATTTAGTCATTCCAGTAGGACTGTTTTTCAATAATAGCAAAATGTTTCCGGAAAATAAAGTGCCATTTAAGCAATATGAAGAGCACGCAATGCTATCGGATGATATTTTTGACAAATTGTTTAAAATGGCAGAATACGATTCTAAGAAAAATAAATTTAGCAAAACGAAGAAAATGAAAAATGATTTTAAGATGAATTTCAAAAAGGCACTTACTAAGAAATCCAGAAAATAATAGATTTATTTCTTTGATTATATTAGTAAGTAGATATTATGAGTGGTTTTTATAATACTATAGGCAATGAGCCACCAGAAAAAGGCAGAATAACATCAAATAGTGATCCTCAAACAAAAATTTATGATAATATGGCTGCTGTGGTTAATATTTTTTCACATGGAATAAAACCTGTTTATACGGACAGCCAAGGAAACAGTTCTGCTTATCCTCCAATTACTCTTCCTGGTGATATGATAGTTGTATTGGCTCAAGACATAGCTCCAGGAGGTGTAAATATACAATATCCTAGTACAACAGAAAGTTTAGGAACAAAAACAACACAGTTATATAAAAATTGTTCATCTGAAAATCCCGATAAAATTTTGCAAGAAGTTGTATCTGGGTTATACGCCTTTAAAGATCGTATTATTTTTGGAACAGAAGCAGAAGTAGTCTCCACATTGAGTGACGTAGAGAGTACTATCAATAAATTGAGAGCAGATCCCGTTAGTGATATTGACGAGACTAACAAAGATGAAATAAAGGCATTTGTTTTATCTGCAAATGAATCTTTAGACTGGCTGGAACGTGTATGTAAAAATTATAAGTTTTCATATGAAACATGGAATGGTGCTATACAAGAAAATAACATTGTTCCAGAATTAGGTTTTATAACCGAAGAAAAGGTAGATCAAAAAGGTATTGATTGGCAAATAACTATGAACCTAATGAAGGTTGGTAAATCAAGTAGACCTTCAATAATTTCTCCAGATTTGCCAAGTTATATACCTGACTTTCAACCGTTATTTAATCAAGTACCTATTACTCGTTCAGGACCTGGTGGTAAATTGGCACTTTTAAGTGATTTAATTCGTTATTTATATCATAAAGGTGTAAGATTACTTATACTTCATGCATCACAGTGTGCTACAATAATGGATGTTGATAGTCCTACAGTAGTTCAAAAAGAATACATTGAGGAAATTACAGGTCAACGTGATAAAAGAATATTGATTAAACAACATAATCTAAATAATGGTGAAGTTATAAGTTATATTCCAATGGATACTATACAAACACGAAGTGTATCAAGTATTCCAAAAAAAAAACAATTAACATTAACAAAAATAGCAAATTTACGAAAAGATTTAAAAGAAGTAATAAAAAAATACAGTTATAAAGATGATCTTGAAGAGATATTAACTACTTTTTATCTAGGCGGTTACAAATCCAAAAGAAACCGAAAATCCAAAAGAAAACCCAGATCCAACAAAAAATCTAAAAGAAGAAACAACCGAAAAACTTATAAGAAAAAATTAAGAAAAACTTATAAGAAAAGAAGATAAAAATAAGACTACAGTAAATACATTTATATACCTTTAATATAAATGTATCAAACAAATTCTATTATAAATACCAGATCTAAAACAAGATCAAAGAGAGAAACAATAAGTAATCACATATCCTTTAAAAAGGATTTAAAGAAGGAAGATTTAAAGGATGAACCAAAAAAAGAAGAAGTAATAGAAAACGACATCATTCAATGTGTCATATGTTGGGGTGAAAAAAACGTCTATAAAATGCAATCTTTTGTCATTGTTAAAAACTCTTGTGATTGCAACAGTACCTTTCACGGCAGTTGTTTTTTTAAATGGGTCTATGAAACCCAATCGTGTCCCATTTGCCGCAAACCATCTGTTTTCAATGTCAAACTATTAAACCGATTTCTAAACAAACCTGATACAAATGTTAATGCAAATGTTAATGCAAATGTTAATGCTGTAACAAATCAACCGAATAATCAAAACGTTTACAACCGAATAGCAACCAATAACGGTGGAAGAAGAACATATAATTTAGAAATCTTTGAAGAGCGCCATCAAAATAAACTGCAATTTGTTATATATGTCACATATAATGTCTTCAAAAGTTTATGCAAATTTACATTCTGTTTATGTTTCTATTCTTTCCTATTTGTTACTTTTATGTCAATAAATAAAGAAACTCAAATGATTGAGTAAAATTTAAATATTAAATCAAAATTGGTCTCTAATACCGACTCCATGTACTATGATTAAACGGAGAAACTAATACTCTAGATAATTCATCCTTTATTGTTTTTACTTTTTTCTCCAAGTCAATATCTTCCTTAGTTCTAGGATAGGCCGGCTGAGTCGCCATTAATTCCTCCTCTCTCTCAGTCATTCTTGGCTTCTTTCCATAACAATTGACTCCAAATTTTAGTTTCGGATTCGCAATATAGCCTCCATTGACACCCGGGCGACCACAATCATTTTCATGTCCTTTTATTTTCTGCAAATGATCATACGACTTTTGCTGTGTCGGAAAAAGAATCATTTGCCCATCAGACCAGCCATAATTGCACCATTCTCCACCGTCGTTATACGAATCCTCTACTTCATTATATGTAGCCAATCTGGCACCATATGCCTTGCACAATGCTTTCGCATCTTCGTAAACATATGTATTTTCGGGAATATTAAACACTTGTTCTCTAATTCTTAGGTCTGGGATCTTAAATTTAGGCAAATCTATATTCAAATCGGGCTGCGGACCATATATGAAATCGTGCATTTTTTGGTAAATATCCACATTATAAAAGTATTTGATTATATCAACACCAAATAAGAGTTTTATTAGAATAGTAAACACTAATATGGCAACAATCAATGTAATCAAAACGGAAATAATGGAACCAAATGAATTATCAGAAGATGAATATGAATCATAAGAAGAAGACGATGAAGACGAAGGATTAAGTAAAACATAGACGATAATGATTAGTGCAATAACAAATATAATAGACGAATTTAAAAGCATTTTATTTGTGAAATTAGTGGTGGATGTTGCAATTGAATCTAAACCGGACAATCCTGTATTGTATATGCCAGACATTATGTTATATATAATTCAAATATTTATTTTATGGAAAATTCTTGATTCTTTTTTCTTGGTTCTATCTTTTTCTTGTTTCTACTTCTTTCCTGTTTCTATCTTTTTCTATAAAAGAAACAATATGCTTTAGGGGTTATAATATGACTCTCATCTGTTACCATGCTTACGGAATTATCATTGTAATGATACCAAGCACCATTAGCATTTTTTATAAAGGCAGTATAATGTCCTCCTAAAGAAGATCCACTATGATTGCAAACGCCGTATAAATCGTAAACATAGGCATCCTTGTTATATCCAATAACATATTTAGATAGATTCAGATTTTCTAAAGGGAAATCAACTAGAATCTGATTTTTCTTGGATTTAGAATTAAATCGCTTAATATCTATCACTAAAATAGATGGAAAACTCCAGAAAACCAATTGTTTTTTGGCAGCCTCTTTTTGTCCTGTCTTTTCATTTAGGACACAATTTTCGCCATCTAAGATCTCTCCTTCTACATATAAATCAAAACAGTCCAATAAACTGGGCATCTTATTTTCTTGAGGAATTGGTAAATTTATGATGAAATAAGGTTCTGGTCTTAGGCTCATTACTTGGTCGCTTGCAACTGACGTTAGGCGTGAGACATGGACTCCATAAAATATATTCCATATTTCAGAATAGTCTTTGGCATACATTTGCTTGATTTGAGTGAAACATAGCAGCGCTAATTCGTCTGTTTCATTTTCTACTTGACCATTGATGGTCATATTTACTTCGCGCGATAAGGAATTGTGGAAACAGTCAATGACAAATACGAGAAATTCTGGTAGATCATTTTGTCCGAATCCAGTGAAGTCATCCATGCCTTTAAGACGGGCAAGCCTCTGAACTGTTTTGACAAATTTGCCAGGTGTGACGACACAGTTTTCATCCCATAATATTTTACGTAACTCATCCCATTCAATTAATAAAGCGGAATCATATTTGTTTTTAAGGCGTTTCTTGTAAGTTTCCAAATTGAGGAAATCATTTAATTCGTATGTGTGAGATATAATTTGCATGCAGGCATTTAAGAAACAAGTATTTCCCAAATTGCTTAACCCAGAAAGCCCGTGATCCTTGTATTTTTCAAATTTATTTTTAGATTCGGATTCTATATTAGTTGTATTCATTATTAATTATGACAAGTAAATATGTTTAATTATATTGCATTATATTTAAACATATTTTTTATATAATATAATTATTATGTCTGAAAGAAATCACTTACAACTTAACAATGAAGAGAGAAGAATTGTAAATCTATATACGTCGCAATATAATCAAATAAGTAATCGTATTAATCAAACACACAATACATTAAATAGATTATATAATTCATTGGATGAAATACGAGATAATATTAATAATATTATTGAACCGCATTTGTTCAGGAACAATGGTTTAAGAACAACTATAGAACCATCTGTTTTACCTGATGGACCGATAGAACCATCTGTTTCTACAACGGGACCAACAGTGCTACCATCTATTTCTTCCAGATCTTCTAACCGCCTCAGACAACAGCAAATTTTTTATGATTACACGAGCCCAATTAATCGCTCTTTGTATCAAATCCCAGCGGATCAACCGAATACAAATACTAATTACAATAACAGTTTCAATAATTTAATTTCTACTTTTCTCTCTTCATCAGTTCCTGTAAGACCTACTACAATACAAATAGAAAATGCAACCAGATTAATTAGATATTCTGATATTGAAACCCCAATTGCATTGGCATGTGCTATTTCTTTAGAACCATTTGCAGAAACCGATATGGTAAGACAAATTCATCATTGTAAACATTTATTTTTTCCAGATCAATTTGACGAATGGTTTTCAAACAATGTTAAATGCCCTGTTTGCAGATATGATATAAGAAATACAAATACAAATACAAATACAAATACAAATACAAATACAAATACAAATACAAATACAAATACAAATACAAATACAAATACAAATAATACAAGAGACTTATTATCAACTTTTACAGATGCATTATTTGAAGAATTATTGGGAGTTAATCCTAATAATAATTCCAGCAATAATTCCAGCAATATAAGATATGATTCTGCCAATGATGTTTTGTTGTATGAAGCAATAATCAGTCCGAATACTGGCATAAATAGTAGTAGAAGAACTAATAGTAATACAGGAAATACAAATGCTAATAGCAGTACAAACCCAAATCCCTAGTTAAAATTAAATAATATATAAAAAAATAATATAAAGATTACTTGCTATTATATAGTATACTAAAAGAAATGTCTGCTACTGCTAATACTACTGTCTATGGTACCAATTATGATAACATCCCTGCTCCCAGACATGCCAACAAGTGGACTGTCAATGAGTGTTTATCTTTAAACCGAGAGTTTGAACTTCTCAAGTTAACTATGCCTGAAATTGCGTTAAGACACGGACGCACAGTGAATGCCATTATGTTCAAGATTCAGTCCGAGGGTTGGGCAACATTTAATGATCTCTATGTTCAAACTTATGGCGCTTACAGTCAAGATAACGATCTGGCATTAAAGTCTGGTGTGGAAAACGACGCGTCTGACTCTGAAGCGTCTTTAGATGATGAAGACGTTGATGATGACGATTCTGATGAGGAGTTTATTCCCAATGTTTTATCTGACTCAGAGGATGACGAGGATTTAGATGATGGCTCTAATTATGAGTTTATTTTCCAGCGAATCAAGAGCATGCAAAAGCAAATTAATACCATTATGGGGTATTTTTCAAAGAGTGGCAATGTACTTGCTAGAGCAGCGTCTGAGTCAATGACTACATCCATTTAAATCCGCCTACCCGAAAGGAAAGGTCACAAGGCTCGCAGTCCTACGGCCTGCTTCGTGCAACGAAGTAAGAGCCAAACATTAAATAAAAATATTATTCATTATCTTTTTATTTAATTCTAATTTTTCAAATACTTATTCCAAGATAACATTACAATAAAAAATATTTTTCTTTTCTTTTTTTTAATTTTAAATTATTTATTGAATTATTTTTTTCCGAAGAAGTTTGTGATGCCTTGGTTGCCTTCTTTTGCATTATTCGTCTCTCTTAAATATTTATCAAAGATCAATATCTTGACCTCCTTGTCTTTTATCTTGGCAATCTTTTCCTCTCGTTTCTTGTAATCTTCTACATCCTTGGTTATAGTCGCGATATCGCTTCTCAATCCGGATACCTTTGCTCTTCTCGGCGGTTTCTGACTCATCCAAATGTCTTCTAGAACTAGGCCAAAGAGTTGCAGCAATGGTTTCATTATCTGATTCGTAATGTAAAACGAATAATCCAATTTTATCTTGTTTTCTCTTATAAAAGTAGGTGTTTCTATTTTCTCTCCTTGTAGTGCTTTTTTGTTTGACTGAATAATATAAGCAAAGGGTATACGATCTCCAGATGTTGGTTTGTTTCCAGGTTCTCGTTCGCCGATTCTATCCGCCAGAACCTTGTGTGCAATTTGTTGCGGATTTTTATAAAAGGAGCGCAGTGATTTGGTTATAATAAGTTTATCCATTGACACTTTGCCTTCCACTAATTCCTGCAAACATCGGTCCACATAATCTATCGCCTTTTGTACATTACATTCTTTCATCAGAATATCAATCACACCTCCATATACGTCTTTGACTATCGGCGCATTATCTCGCCGTTTTAGAACAATTCCCATTTCATTTCTTTTGCCCTTATTAGGGTCAGTCTCATATTTTATGCCGACATATCGCTTCTTAGATAGCAAACAGAACGGCATAAATGTTTTCTCATATTCAA